GATTTTATGTCTTCAGACAAATCCTCCTTGGTGAAGTTAATTGAGTTCAACCAATCTTTCAATTCCATTATTTAAAACACTGCGGTAACACTCACAATTTTAGCACCAGGATTGCGATGAAGAGCAACCTTACGTGCATCTTGGTAATCGGTAGCAACTACCTCTTCAGTAAAAGTAGTTCCTGCCTTATACAGTTTTACTTGACATTTCATAATTAAAAAGTAATAGTTCTTTTCTTGCTTTTTGTTCTCTCATATACTCACCGACTGACCGCATAGTATAAGTCAAATCAAACTCACCAGTTCTCCACATCTTAAATCTGTCCTTTACCAGTTGGTCAGAATTATAACTAATCAACTGAGGCATAAAGCACTCATCACAATCCTTGGCAAACCTATCGTGGTCAAACCCTTTGTGCATTGAACCTTTCTTACCATACAGATTATCCTTGATATCATATGGAGGGTCAAGATAGACAAAGGTATCACCCTCATTGTCCATCAGGTAATCATATGAGTAGTTAGTAATATTCCAGTTAGAAATTAGTTGCGAATATCCTGGGAGTTTTTCAATTCCTCGCAATGAGAAGTTGGAGTCACTTGCTTGTTTTGAGAAAGAGGACGATTCGGTGAGACCACTAAAAGAGCACTTATTAACAATATAAAAACTGATAGCACGCCGTAGAGCGTCATTATTGGATTCATCGTTTAGATACTCCTTTGATTCTAAGAATAAAACTTTTGCAGAAACAGGGTCAGGGTATTTAGACTTGAGTTCTTGCAATTTAGTTTTCATCTCTGGTCCAAACATCTGCAGTTGCTGCCAGAAGTTAACTAGAGGTTTATATAAGTCATTAACCCAAATCTTCAAGTGTGGATACTTCTTGGTAATATGTAGGGAAACACTACCACCACCCAGAAAAGGTTCTCTAAACTCCTTGTATTCACGAAGGTCAGGAAAATAAGGGTCCATCTTTAGACAAGCACGGGACTTGCCTCCAGGATAACGAAGAGGAGTTTTTAGAGATTTCATCATTCAATAACAGTATAAAATACACCAGTAAGTCTATCAATACTTTTAGACATATTATAATATCCAGAACCAATAAACAATTGTCCAGAAACTACAGCAATAGTTGCTACTCCCCAGAACCAATAATACCAATGAGTTTTGATTTGATGCTTTTTCATTTTCTTAGTCATATTCAAAGAATTAGTTTCTTGCTAGGAGTTTCAATTGGTGAGAAAATACTTTCATACTTCTCAACTACATTGTCCTCACATTCTACCATATACACAATAAATTTGCGATCAACAACAATCTCAGGTTTACTTTTGCTGATGACTGTTGCCCAAGGAGCAAACCCTACACCGTTAGCATTAGGAATAACAACTAGACCATTCTTCACAGTAATAGAAGTTTCTTCTTCAGTGACAAGTTCAGCAATGACTTCTTCACCAGTGATAATCCGAAGCAATTTCACATTCATTTTCAATCTCCTTAATAATACGTTCTACTTGTTTTTTATCAATACCACAAGGGGTATTCTTAAGACATATAGTGATAACTTCATTATCGCATATGGTAGGTTTAATTGTAAACCCCCACTTGTCAACTTTACCTTCTGTAGGTGCTTCACACGGGTCAAATTCATGAGGCATTATTCAATACCTTGAGGGAAAGTTTCAATCTCAGTTAATTCATAATCCCAGTCTTCCATAACTGCATTAGCAAGAAATCTGTCAGATAGCATTTTAAGTTCCTTCTCAGCATACTCTCTGGTCTCTGCTTCTAACCAAACATCAACTACCTTACCTAATCTAAGTTTCCTGATATTGAGTTCAGACAATCTCTTGCAGGCATCTCTCACGGCATTACCTGGTGAGTCATCAACCTGTGACCGTAGTCGGATGAATACTAGTGCTTTAAACTTCATTATTATAATATGCGATAGTTGCGTGAAACTTGTCTATGGGATCAACAGTCTCTCCCAATGCACTTCTTATTCTTACTTTCACTTCTTCATTACTAATCTCTTTCAAGATTTGCCTCAGTTCGTCATCATCAAACTTGACGTAATAGTTATCACAATGCTTCATTTGAATTCACACTCCACCATCAATTCGGTCAAACAAGCAAGCATGTTTATTTCCTGATCCGCCACAAATGCAACTTGATATTGATACTTAGCAATGATAAGCACAGCAGCAGGAATAGAACCGGAAACAAGGGATTCATATAAAGAATCATAAATCCTACGAAGGATAATACTAGCATCGTTATCAAGATTATTGACAACCCACTTCCTAACTTCCTTGAAATTCTTTTCTTTAAGGTGCTTAATAAGGTCATTTACTTTTACGTCACTAAAGGTTGCAAGGATGCCAGGATCAATAGTACCACTAGAAGAGTAACGCTGACACTCATTAAGAACACGTCTCCAATCAGGGAAGTGCTTATTGATTAATTCTACCAGGACCTTGTTATCATATTCAACACTTTCTGTATCCAAGATTTCTTGGAGACGCTTGAAGAATTGTGCTGCAAGTTGGGGTTTGTCTTTGGAATTGGTTGAAAAGTCAATACAGGCGCATCGACTGTGGAGGGGTTCGATGATTTTGTTTTTGAAATTGCAGGTGAAGATAAATCTGCAGTTGCCAGAAAACTCCTCTGTAAACGCCCTAAGTAGGAGTTGTACGTCGTTTGTTGTGTTATCAGCCTCATCGATGATGATGACTTTGTGTTTAGCATCTGACGAAAGTGAGACGGTCGAAGCGAAATTCTTTGCAGTATTTCTGACCGTATCAAGGAAGCGTCCCTCATCGGATCCGTTAATGACATAAACATCTACTCCAAGTTCATTACACAGTGCTTTTGCTACAGTAGTCTTTCCACACCCAGCAGGTCCTGCAAGGAGTAGATTAGGTACTTCACCTTTATCTAGGAAGTCTTGGAAAGTATTCTTAATACTTGTTGGTAAAATACAATCTTCAATAGTTTTGGGTCGGTATTTTTCAACCCAAAGGAATTCATTACGCATGTTCAATTTTCACCAAAGTAAACGAACCATCATTATTATCAATCCATTCTAACACATCTCCTTCTTTCCATCCAGTTTTTTTAAGAAGTTCTTTAGGGAAGGTTAAAATTCCATCATCATCAACAGTCAAGGTATATTTTTCTGGTTTCTTTTCAGACAAAGGTGTCCATTCAAATCCACCCTCGTCACAAATTTCTTGCATCTCTTTATTCAGTTTCATTGGCAATTTATCCATAATCATTCTAAAGGACGAACAAATTCATTAGACACAATATCAGTTGCCTTCAATTGTTCTTTCATATACTCCACACCATTTTCAGGTTCTGAGGTATCACCACAAGTAAAGACATCACAAACTGCCATACCATTTTCAGGCCAAGTATGGATACTGAGATGACTCTCAGCAAGCATAGCAATTCCAGTCACACCCTGAGGGTCAAACTTATGTACTGTCAAATCAAGCAGTGTTGATTTACATTCTTTTGATGCTCTAAACAAAATCATTCTTATGAACTCTTTATCATCAAGTAAATTAAAAGGACAACCTTTCAAAGTAAAAAGAATATGTTTCATTAAAAAGTTTTAGGATGAGTATTAATGTCACCATTATCTATAGTGGCATGATCAATATGCTCAATATGTCCGTGATCAATGCTAATGTGTACTCCAGTTTCTAAGATTGTTGCAATCCTTTCAAGTGCATTTGCAATACGATTTGTGTCAATAGGATTCATAATTTATACCCAGTTAGGTTTACGATCAGGAATACGAAGATAATTATCTTTTACCCATGGTTTAGATGAAATGTACATCTTATAAGCAGTGAAAATATCGATGCTTGTGTCATACTTGAACTCATCAGGTCCAGCAAAGACAAAAGGAGTTGTATCCTTTCCACTACGACCTTGAGGGTCTGCTGTAGGAAGTATCTCCTTTGCTGCTAGAAGGGTCTTCTGGCAGGTGTGGACCTTACCATAGCGAGCAGTATACTCACCGCACATAGCAAGTCCGTGAGCAAGTAACCACTGCCAGTTGGTCACAAACTCATTTGCCCATTTGGTGCAAGGATGATTGCGAAAAGCACCCTTCTCAGTAGCATAGGGAGTTCCGTCTGCTCTGGGAAGAGTGCCAAAGTTATGACCCCATTTGTCAGAGCATACAATAGCAAGCATCTGACAGGTCTCTAGAGGCATCTTAACAATGTGCTTGTCAGGGAGAACCATAGCAGACTTGTATGGACTGGGGTCAGTTACAAAGATGTTCATAACAATTTAGATAACGAAATCGCAAGTAGGAATGATAACATCATAACAACATCCCAAGATTTTGTCCTAATAAAGTAAGGAATTGAAATAAGGTCTGCTACAAACTGCGTTACCACTCCAGTCATTAAGTCAACGTGAATGATAATAAAATAGGCAATGATCACAAGACCACTGCCCAAGATTCTCATCCATATATCAACCGAATGTCGAGTCGGGTTCCAATGCGATGTAATATGTGAGATCATGGTTCTTACTAGTGAAACGAGAGAGAAGTTTAGAAGACACTACAACCTCATAAGTTCCTGGGAGAACCTTGATGTTTTCAACCTTGAAGTTGAAAGAGAATTCTGCATCAGTCTCACCAACAACAATAGAAAAATCATTGGAAGTGTCGTTCTTCTTATCGCGAGCAACCAATCTAACTACGCCTGCTTCACCAATGGTGCATATATCCGGTAGTTGATATACTGCTGCTGCTTTAAGTAATGAATTTAATTGTTCAGTGCTCAACTCAAAACAGACATCTTCACTAGGAAGTTTAATCTCTTTATCAGGAGGAGTGACAATAACATTGGGGTCTGCAAAGAAATACTTAGAACGCATTTTGCCTTCGCGAATCATCACATAACCTTCATTGGCAAAGTCAAGTTCAGGTTGCTGGTGAAGGCTCATACCATTAAGAAACTGGTTGAGATCATAGATACCAAAGTCTTTACTGAACTCCTCAGATACTGTTGCCTCTGCAAGGATATTTTTCATCACACTAATTGTGCGAAGTTTGTTACCCTCTTTGAAAAGGATAGACTGATTGATAGAAGAGAAGTTCTTCAGGACAGAAATAGTTTTATCAGAAAGTTTCATAAGGTGTCGTATTTTCATTACAGAGTCCGGCAAAATGGTAAAGAAGAATGCAATAGTGAATTGCTTTCAAAAGGTCTCGCTGGTTTTTGCCACCTTTCTTGCCAAAGCGAGACAGATACTTGATAGCATTAGATCTACAGAATGGTTCTGCATCACCAATACCTTCAATCAAATCAAGTGTCTGGGTCTTTGATTCAGGAGAAGCATAGTGGGCTTTGTATGTTCCACTAAGGTAATCACGAATCTCTTTGAGGATAACATCCTCATGGTACTTCCAGAACCCATTGTCATTCTTAGGAGGTTCTGGAAGATCAGGAATATTAAATGTAATTTTATCTTCGTTCACAGGATTGCTTGCGATTTTGTAGTTGTAAGATTGTTCCCAAAATTCATTGTAGTCATCTGAGTTTGCATCAGTAATCATAGCATCATAAAGTAAACTCCAAGCATTGATCATTATATCAGGATTGCACCTCCTCGTCAACAGGCATTTGGAAATCCACATCAACCTTATCATACAATTCTAAGAATGCCTGTTTGGTTTCATCATCGAAACGATTTACGCAAACTTGAATTGCCTTTGCCTTGTCATTGAAAATGCTGTATGCACGGACAATATGAACAAGACGGCGAGTACTGATGATCTCTTCGATACCACCATCATAGAAGGTCTTACGGATAATGTCACCCCAGTCAACTAGACGAGAGATGAATTTGTCATCATTGACACTAACAGTATCAGCAACCTTAGAAAGAATCTTTGCTTCATTAGCAGGAGTCGGATACTCTTGCTCAAGAGTTACAGGGAAGCGTTCCAAGAATGCTTCATTAAGAACATTAGTTCCAATGAAGCGACCATCTTCAGAACCTTTACCTTTAGTGTTTGCAGTAGCAATTACATTGAATCCGTCTGCAGGTTTGATATACTTACCAATTTTTTTGAGGAAGACACCTTTACCTTCTAGAACAGACTGAAGGCAGAGGATTTTGTTTGATGCCAGGTCGATTTCATCCAGGAGGAGGATTGCGCCTCGCTCAAGTGCTTCGATGACTGGACCATTGTGCCATGCAGTATTCCCATCAACAAGCCGGAAACCACCCACAAGGTCATCTTCATCAGTTTCAATAGTTAGGTTTACACGGATGAGTTCTCTTCCAAGTTGAGCACACGCTTGTTCGACAGAAAACGTTTTACCATTGCCAGAAAGTCCTGTAATGAACGTAGGATAAAACAGTCGAGATTGAATAATTTTGCGAATGTCGCCATAATTACCAAACTTGACGAAGGTATCATCTGTGCTGGGAATAAGGTTTTGTTCAACAGCAGGCATTGCTGCTGGGGATTCATACGTGCGCTCAATCTCTTCAACTTTCTGAGGTGTCACTTCAAGGTTCCACTTGCCACGACCAACTTTAAATTGGTCAAGTTTCTTGGAAACGGTCTGATAAGTTGTTCCGTTCATAGCACACCATGCTTTCAGTTCTGCACTAGTGAAAGTAGTTCCGTAAAGGTTACGAAGCGAAGAACTGAGGTATTCAGTGGAGATTGCCATTGCTTTGTTTGTTGATGCCCTTAGTATAAGGCAGGATAGGTTGGTTTCTAGGGGAAGGTGGTCAGTCTCCTGACCGTCCGTATTTGTATCTCATTGCTGCTAGGAACCACGCCTGTGCTAAAGATTTGGGTCCGTGTATTAAGATTTCTACTTGTGCTTGTTTTAGAGAAGGGTCGGCAAGTGCTTTCTTTCTCCATTCTGGTAAGTCTGTCATACAACTAGGGAGATGAATTCTCCAAGGATACGCTTGTTTAACTTTTTAATCTTCAAAGATTTTACAAAAGCAGATTTGATTTTTGCTTTAGTAGCACCTTCACTAACTTCAAAATCAGTTTCCTGGTTTAGTGCTGTAGCAGACATACCAAAGTATGAGTCATAACCAGAGTTCTTAATAGTAAAACTTTTTTCCTTACGCCAAGAATTTAGAATCTTGACTGCCTCATCAGAGGATAAAAACTCATGATACATCTTGATAAAAGAATTAGCATCTCTGGGAACAAGAACACGAATACCAATCAGATTCATGTCACTGAAGTTATCTTTGAGATTACGAAGAAGAAGGTCAGTAAATTCATGAAAACGATATCCAAGTTGATACGTATTACCAATTTTACGATCTCGAATAAAAGTACGTTCAGCAATTAGTCTCTTATATCCAATATGCTCCTCACCTTTGTAATTAGTACATAGAGCGTGGCGATTAACAAAACCTGCCTCACCATCAGTCAAAATTACACACTGAACTTTCTGTAGTTTGTTTTCACGTTGGAAAGTAGGAAGAATCTGATGAAGACTGATGATTGCTTCATTCAATGGTGTTCCAGAAAGAGACACACGACGACCAGGTTCATATGAATAACAACCACGACAAGCAAAATAATAGGCAATGCGATAGATGTTTTTCATCTGATGGTCAAGAGTCTTACCATTAACTTTACTGGTAAGAATATTCATCATACAGAAATTCTCTTCAACAGCAAGTTGCCCATCTTCTGCTTCATAGTGAGAAGGCAGAGGTGCCCAATTACCATTAGCAAGGGTATTATGTTGAATCCACTCATTAGTGAAAGCATATACCTCAAAAGGAATATTTACTTTCTTACAAAACCAAATTAGGTTGAAGAGTTGCTTGCAGGTATCCTCAAGAACTGGTGCCATAGAACCAGACCAATCAAGAACAAAAACTAGTCCGTGATTCTTACCATCAGCAAGCGTAGTGACCTTTTTGAAAAGATCATCATTATACTTATAAGTATGTAGCTTAGTGCAGTCAAGAACACCTGTTTTTGATACAGAGGCACGGGCATAAGAATCTGCTGCTTTTTTACATTCAAACTCTTTTACCAGATAGTTGACTTCTTTCTGAGCAGAACGTTTGAATTGATTATATGTAGAATCAGGTATTCTAAAAGTATCTCTTTCATCACGAATCATCCAGTTGGCATCGATATAGTTATGAATTTCTTTATTCTTACCGATAACAGTATCAAGATTTACTTTAGGAAGTTCAACGTAGATGTTGTCTGGGCCAGCATTAGATACCAGTTCACGCAAACTTTCATCGAGAGTATCAACCGTCCTTACTTCAGGTTCGGCAGAAGAACCTGCATTGTTAACCGTATCAGTATCCTGTTGAATTTCAGAGTCAGATGCTTGACTATCACCCTCAGTCTCTTCATTTGCTTGCTCACGCTTATCTGCCTCTTCTCGCATCTCTTCATGAGTCATACCTTCTTCACCCGATTGTGCAGATGAAGAAGCAGGAATATCAGGTTGCTTCTGTTCTTTCTGAGATTGCTTATCATAGCGATACATCTCTTCTGCAGCAATACACGCATCTGCAAAAGTTTCACAATCTGCAATCATCTTGATAATCTCTTTCTCTTTATTGTTAAAGAAAGGAACCTCAATATAATTACCAATCTTGAAATAAAGATTAGTACGGTCAGCAAGAGTCATCTTACTGATATTCTCACCTTCCAAGCAGAAGAAATCTTCATCAGAAAGTTCTTTGTAACCTTTGAAAAAAGTTTTAGTAAGACCAGGATATTTACGTTTCATCAGTTTCTCAATCCTAGCATCTTCAGTGATGTTGATGAAGGAATGAGGGACACCCTTGGGAGGATCTACGTTTGGAGTAAAGAGTGCGTGACCAACTTCGTGACCTACTAGCATATCATAAACACTATTACTTGCTCTCTCCCAACGAGGAAGTGTCAGCACACGGGTCTGCACATTAAACTGAGCAGTCTCAACAAACCGGTGCTCAACCACCAAATCTTCGGTAGCCAACAGTTTGGCAAGTTGCGATTTGACTTCGTGCTTGGTCATGGTTTTGTTTCTTATGGACCTATCATACAAAAGAACCCCACCCTGAGGCGAGGTAGTGTGCTGCTTTTTAAAGTGTCTCTATTTACTTGACCATGCGTGAGAACCCTTTGATTTTTTCAAATCGGGTGACACTTTCAAACTTGTCTTCTAATCCTGCCTTGTGAGAGATAACAAAGATATTAGCATCTTTGATAACATAACGAATAATCTTTAGGAATTCATCAGTTCCAAATCCGTCTAGTGAACTATCGAATACCTCATCCATAATCAAGAGATTAGTGTTGACTGAGTTCTTCATCTTTGCTACTTCACGCCAAGTAAAGAGAAGTGCTAGGTCAATTCTCATCTTCTCTCC